CCTGCGCGACCTGTTCGACATCTTTAATATCAACCGCCATCGTATTTCTCCTGATTAGAAGTTCAGATTTTTCAGTGCATTCAGTGCAGAGCCCACATCCTCAGCGTCGCGCAGGGACAGTGCGCCATAGCCCCCGGCCATGAATGCTTTGGCCTGGGTACGGGAGAGTCCGACATCACGCAGGACTCTTTCGATTTTTTTCTGTTCGGGGATTTCCCCGCGGGCCAGTGCGTTCTTGACGTCGCTGATCCGCGCCTCGTCGTTAGACGGGAATGTCACCAGACTGACTTCCCAGAGGTCGATTTCTTTCAGCAGAAAGGCTTCTTTGCTCCGGTCGTATTCCCAGTCTTTCAGGACGTACCCAATAGAAAGGCCGGTTAACGAACCGGCCTTCATGTGTGCATGTGCGCGTTTTGCCAGGGGATCATCATCAATGAGCAACCGCCCCCTGACGTAAAGCCCGACATCGTCTTCCTTCATTTCGGTGTAAACACCGATGGGCTCATCCATGCGGTGCTGCCAGAGCAGCGCAGGTAACGCTTTTCTGTCACTCCACGCCCGCAGGGAAGCGGCAAATGCCCCTGACATCACCACATCATCGTGGCTGTCCTTTACACCAAAGACGGAGCCATACCCTTCAAACTCACCGGAGTCACTGACAGATTTCAGACTCAGCGGTACATCAAGACGTTGTTTCGTCTGCATTGGCGTTATCCTTCTGCTTACCGGCTTTACTGCCATCGGAGGGTTTCGTGGTCATGTTCATCGGTGTGAGATAGACATCACCACCGGGACGCGGATTCATATCTTCCAGGTCGCGGCAGTCATTGGGAGAGTAAATTCCCCAATTGATCCCGGTAGCGTAGGCTTCAAAACGGGACTTCATATCCCCGCGCAGTAAGGCCCCGGCGTTAAATTTGGCGTAATAAACGCCCTGCTTACTTTTTCGTACCAGTCCGGTGTTGATCCGCTGCTCAATGCGGGTCAGATACGGCACCAGTGAATAGTTGATAAATCCCAGCCCCAGCTCTTCGATATTGTTGAAGGTGGCGCGATCGGTGTTCTGCACCATGTGCAATGGCACCCGGAACAGACGACAGATTTCTTCAAGCTGAAACTTGCGGGTTTCCAGGAACTGGCTGTCCTCGGCGTTCAGCGCCATCGACTTCCAGTCCAGCCCCATCTCAAGGATCATCGGGCGGTGAGCATTGCCAAGCCCGGTGTGACGCTCCTCAAAATCTTTCTTCAGGCGCTCGTAAGCCTGATCTGACAGCGTCTGCTCTGTACGCAACACACCCGACGTCACCGCACCATTGCTGAACAGTCTGGCCCCGTGCTCTTCGGTCGCTGCCGCCAGCGATATTGCCTCGCGGGCATAGGCGATGGGATTCAGCCCCACCAGTCCGTCCAGCGTCAGCGTGCGCACATGCCAGATATCTTCCTGGCTCAGCACATCCGTGGAGCCGTCCGGGAATGTGACCTGATAGACCGGCTCCCAGCTACTGTTAAGCTTCGGTACCACACAGCCGGGATCGACGGGTAGCAGTTCAGCCACTTCGCCAAATGCTTTCACTTTGTAGGCGTAAAAGTTTCCCCGCAGGCACAGACAGGTGACCACCAGCTCCCAGAACTCCTGCGGCGTCATATAGCCATTGGGATGCGTGGAAATCAGCTTATGCAGACGTTCGCCGGTGGCTCTCTGTTTCAGGTTGCCGTTCAGGTGATACAGGTTGCAGGGCAACATCCCGACCGACTCTGCCAGCACCCTGACGCAGGAAAAAACCGCCGTCAGTCGCATGGCCCGCTGACTGCTGATCTGCTTTCCGGTATAGGTGTCGTAGGACAACCCGATGGCATCCGCCAGCTCTGCTGGCGTGGTCACCGGTGCGTCACTTTTTCGTTGAAATAATCCCGAAAAGAACACTATTTACCTCCGCCGACAGACGGCTGTGTACGGTCGAGATATCGCGCCACCAGCCACGACCAGAACAGGCACAACGCCCCGGCAACAACAAACCCCGCCGGGGGATAAATCAGCCAGGCACCATACGCCAGCAAAAGCGCCCCCAGCACGCCCACCAGAGGCGCGAGAATCAGCATGATCATAATTACCTCAGTTAAAGCGAGCGGATCCCATAGGACTCAATGTGGTCAGACAGCGTGTCTTCTTTCTCGTACAGCATGGCTCTGCCAACCGCCATAATCAGCGCAACTGCACCGTCAATTTTGTTTTCCGCCTGCTCTTTGACGGGCTTCACCACATCATCGTTACCCGGAATGGTTTTGCCGACCACGTTGCCAATACACCAGGTCATGATGGGATTGCCATCATGATGAAAGCGCCCCGATTCAATTGCCGCTTCCAGCTCTTTCATCGGGTCGGACATGTTGGTGTAGTTCTGAATGATAGTGATGGGGTTCAGGTCTTCATCAGCAAGGTCATGTGAGAGCCCGGTCGCCCCGAAGGGGTCGATGGGTGACTCGCTGACCGGGCTGATTTTGTTCGCCGCTTTGGCCTCCTCGAGGATGTAGCGATAATCCACCTCCGCACCATCGGTAACGGTCAGAACGCCCATTTCCACCCATTTCTGAAAGCGTTCGGCTGTCCGTCGATCTTCATTTTTCTCGACGCTGTACACCGTGTCATACGGTACCCAGAAACGCGGGGCCACACTGTAGTAATGCGTTTTACCGTCAATCTCGCGGGTATAAAGTCGCGCCATGCTGTTCATATCCAGCTTACGCGCCAGGTCAAAGGCCAGAATGCACGGCTGCCCCTCGAACTGCTCAAGGGTCAGTGATTTATCCTCGCAGCTCTGCCAGCTCACCAGGTTGAAATACGCCGAACGCGCCGACACCCAGATATTGAGGTGTTTTGTTTTAAAGACGTTTGCCAGACGGGCGTTATTTTTCGCACGCTGCTGCTGACTTAACAAAAATTCGCGATAAACCGACACGCCAATATTTGGATTGGCTTTTTCCAGCACCTGCGGGTCGGTCCAGTCGTCACCTTCATCAACGGTATAGATGATCCCGAACAGTTCATCGTTAGGCACCGAGCCGTTGAGCATCTCGATGACTTCCCGCCGTTTGTCGTAGCACGGCCCCTCAATGTTGTACCCGGCGGTAGTGATAGCCCACATCAGTGGCTGACGTCGCGCCCCCATCCCGGTAAGCATCGTGGTGTAAAGCGCATCTGTGGCGTGCTCGTGATATTCATCCACCACCGCACAGTGGGGTGATGAACCATCACCGGGGTTACCAATCAGCGGTTCAAACCGCGCCCCATCCTCCGGACGGTTCATGTTTGAGGCGTTAACCTCAATCCCGAACGCTTCCGTCAGCATGGGTGTGCGTTTACACATCAGTCGCGCCGGGCGAAAGACTTCCCACGCCTGTTTCTCTGTCGTGGCACCGGAATACACTTCCGCGCCAAACTCGTTATCACAGGCAAAACAATACAGGGCAACACCGGCAGAGATTGCCGATTTGCCGTTCTTACGGGGGATTTCGGTATACACCTCCCGGAAGCGGCGCAGCCGGGAGCCTTTATTGACCCAGCCAAACGCGCAGCAGATCACAAAGAGCTGCCACGGCTCCAGCGTGATGGGCATCCGTTTAAATGCCCACTCACCCTTGGTGTGCGGCAACAGCTGAATAAATTTGGCGGCCCGTTCAGCCAGATCCTTGTCGAAGCGGTAACGAAACGACTTACTTTTTTCCGCCATCAGGTCGTCAAGATGGCGCTGGCAGGCCTGAATCACAAACTGGCAGGCCACAATCTTTCCGCGCACGACATCCCGGGCATACTGATTGGCAGCATTTACGTTGGGGTAAGATTTCCGGCTCATGACTCGATAATTTTCAGAAACGGGTTAGTGGCTTTCTTCTTCCCCGCCAGGCCAATCAGACGCTGGCGGCTGCTGGGGTCGAGTCCGAGCATTGCCCCCGTACTGCTCATCTCGGACTCCTGTTCTTTTTTGGCGGTCAGCTCCGGATTTTTGACCATGCCGCCCATTGCACCGGTGATGGTGTTGCCCTGTCTGGCAATATTTTTCACGGCACGTCGCCAGAACTCATAGGCCACGCACCACCGCTCAAGCACTGCGAGGTCAGTCACGCACAGCAGGCCCTGACCGCAGAGTTCTTTGGTTGTCAGTTGCCACATGATCGTGGCGAGAGGAAGCTCTTCTTCAGCGAACCACTCCGGTGGCTCAACACCTTTGATGGGCGTAAAAACGGGTTCATCTTTGTTCAGGGCTCGCTTGCCGGGGTTTCCGGCCAGCGCCTTGCGCGCCGTTGGCTTGGGGCGACGCCCGGAACGCCCCGCCGTTCCAGCCATATGCGGCACTCCTGGTTAAATTTCATTTTTCGCGGGTATAAAAAAACGATGGGGCGGGCAGTCCGGAAGACGTCAGGTCACAGAGATTTGACCCGCCCCTCCCCTCAGACAGTTGAGAGTTATTATCACTTAAGCCGTTCACGGGCCGTCTTCGCCTTATGGCACGGCCAGCACAGACTCTGCATATTACTGTCGGCATCAGTGCCACCATGTGCTTTAGGGATGATGTGGTCAACGGTTTTCGCTTCACGCGCCACACCAGCACGCAGACATAACTGACACAGGCCTTTGTCACGTTGCAGCACACGCACACGGATAACATCCCACTTAGAACCATAACCGCGCTGATGACGGGATTGTCCAGGTTTGTATTGCTTCCAGCCTTCGCTTTTGTGGCTTTCGCAGTAGCCTGAAGGGTCCGTGGTTGTAGAGCGGCAGCCGCGAACACGGCAGGCTTTTGGGGTTCGTGGGGGCATCCAATCACCTCTTAAATTATTACTATAGTTCTATCTATAACTTCGCAAATAAAAATACCGGAGAACTAATCATCAAAAAAGATAATTAGTTCAACCAGCATTAATAATATGGAATATCCAGACAATCTATTTCATTTTAAATCTATATATAACATTTTCCCTGCAAGCAAGGCCAATTCTGATTTAAAACCCTTTCCGGCCAAGAAAGCCATTTGAAGTTCTCGTAAATTATCCATGGTTTTAGAAATATCATCATTTGAGTTAGATGATAGATAAATATTGCACCTAGATTGCAATTCATTAAAGGCTCTGATAATCAACTTTCTATTAACATAACCTTCATCATTTTCTAAATTCTTTGGCATAGAAATCAAAGTATTATTATACTCAATGATAGCATCCATCAATTTCAATTTTTTGTCTTCATTATACTGTTTTTTCCATTGCCCTAATGCGAGAAAACCCACAATCCCTGCGAACAAAGTAACTCCAATACTCGCCAGACTCACAAGAGCAGAAAATTTAGCCCAAAATGCAGCATCTCTGTTAGCTACAAGAGTTTCATAAGCAATATAAGTAGCGTCCATTTACACCTCACTTTATTTTAGAGGTGATTATAGCAAATTACATTCAATCAGGGCTGTACAGTTTTTTATCAATTATACTTCGCCATCTCGCTATTATATAACAATATCTTTACATATTGATGGCGTGCCAGCACAATACTGTCACGTACAACCATTCGGATTACTCAGAGAAAAGTATGATTCAGGATTTACTGATCGAAGCAATTAGTCACGATAGGATGCATAAAAAGTTAAATGAACTGAATTGCTACTTCTACAATCGCAAACATGAAACACAAATACGTGATGAGTTAGTTGTTATAATCAATCAAATCAGCACACTAACTGCTTTAAGTGAGCATCCAAAACTCGGTATCGGCGCTGTTGACATATCACTTTATAACCAGTCGATATTGACGCCTGAACATAATGGCAATGTTGCAACCATCGAGATAAAACATCATTACCCAAAAGATTTGCTTTATCGGCAGGTTCAAGAAGATATCACTTCCGATATTTCAAGAGTAATAGTTTCACCAACTACACACTTTATCCATATAATCCAGCAAAGAACCAGAATTAAAACTCCTTCTTTTGGTCAAGTGAAATTCCTTGAACGTGATGCAAGTGATATCAGCACTTATGTGCAATATCTTGAGGAGCTAAGTTCATTTCCCAGTAATTTTCATAAAAAAAGTGTATGTATTGAGGTAATTGGTGAAATTATGTCGACATATACCTTTAACGTATATTCATTTGACAACTGATTAAACTGTCAATTTTATTGCTTAATGGTTAGTTCTCTCTGAATCTATTTTACGAATGTCAGCTTTATCTCGATTGCAGTTAGCCAGCGCAGACAACAGACTCACATTCAACTCCAGACTAGCACCATACGTCAGCGGATTAGGTATAAACGGTACAGGAGTATCAGAAGTCAGGCTGGCTGGCAGTGGTGCCACCGGAGCGCTCACGTAAACCGTCCGCGAATTTCCGCAACCGGTCAGCAGCGGCAGCAGGCACATGACGTGAAGCACAATCATCATCCGTAACAGCCACTTTGATATCTTCCTGGGTTCTCTGTGACTCCAGTGCGATCTGCTGTTTTGCATGCTGGTTAGCCTCCAGAACTGTATTGACGATTTGTAGTGATTGCAGGACGTTATTGGTAATGGCAGTTGCTGATTCAGCATTTCGTACAGCCTCATCAGCACGTTTCTTTTCGT